TCATGCCTCGGTCTCCTGCGAGCGCAGGCCGAAGCCGATGCTGCGCGACGGCATCGCCTGGCCCGATACGGCGGCGGCGGCGGTGGCGGCGCGGCTGACCTCGTCGAGCTTCGCCTCCAGCCGGCCGAGCTGCTGCGTCAGCCGATGATCCAGGTCGCGGATCAGCGTCAGCGGAACATAGGTGCGCGCCACCTCCAGCTTGAAGGCCGCGAGGTCGTCGCGGTCCGAGCATGGCGGCGGCGCGTGCACCACCGGCGGCAGGTCGTTGCGCGCCGCCAGGTCGCGGCGCAGCAGCATCACGATCCACAGCAGGGCGAGCACCATCGGCGTATCCGCCAGCGCCGCCACCAGCGGGGGCGGCAGGTCGGGAATCATGCGTGTCACTCCTTGCGCGGGGGGCGTGTGGCTTGAAGCGGCGGCGCGGCGATCCCACCCTTGCGGGGCTGCGACGCGACACCGGACCCATGTGGAACGAGCCCTATCTCGAGACCTGCTGCCGGTCGGCGCTGCACCGGCTGACGCTGGTGGGTCCGACCGGGCGGCCCGACGGGCTGAAGGACGGGCCCTGCCTGGAACGGCTGCAGGGCCTCGGCCTCGCGCGGCTGCGCGGCGACGGCCGCTTCGAGATCACCCAGGACGGCACGGCGCGGCACGGGGCGGAGATCCTGAAGCGACGCGGCGCGGCGTGATCAGAGGCCGCGCCAGCCCGGGCCGCCGCCGCGCGGCGGCAGCAGCGGCAGGCGCACCGGCTCGGCCAGCAGGCAGCCGGCCAGCGCATCCAGCGCGTCGTCGCGCGCATTCGGCGCTTCCGGCCGCCAGGCCGCCATCTCCTGCGGGAAGCGGGTGCGGAACACGCTCTCATGCGCCGAGAGGCGGCGTGCCGCGAGCACGGGGTCCAGCGCACCCAGGATGCGCTGCACCTTCGGCACGCGGCTGCTGATCTCCACGACGGCGCAGGACAGGCCGGCGCGGGAGAATTCCTGGCGCAGCAGGCCGGGCAGGAAGCCGCCGATCCCGTTGGTCTCCACGCGCATCACCGGCAGCAGCAGCTCCTGCGCGATGGCGGCGACGGCGCGGCATTGCTGCGTCGCCGGATCCTCCGTCGCGCCGGGGTCATGCGTGACATAGGCGATGCGATGCAGGTAGCTGCGCCCTTGCGCATCGGCGAAGGTCGCGGCGACCACGCTGGCATCGCCCTTGCCCGGACGACCGAAGGCCGGATCCCACCAGCCGCCGCCGGAGACCAGCCGCGTGCCCATCAGCGTCAGCACGCCGCGGCCGTTGGCTTCGCGGTACTCCGGCTCCGCCGCATAGCGGGCGATGAGCGCGGGATCGAGCCGCGCCGCCTCCTCCGCCACGGGTTGCAGCAGCATCTGGCGGCGGAACGCCAGCGGCCCGACGCGGTCGCGCAGCTTCGCCACCGCATCCTCGGGGAAGCGCTCCGGCCAGGCGCTGCGGCCCTCGGCATCCAGCAGCGGCAGCACCAGGCGGCGACAGCCCGCCAGGAAGCCCTCCGCGCCGTCGGCATAGAGGCTTTCGGCGCAATGCGGCGTGCCGACGAACAGCATGCTGCCGCCGGGCACCAGCACGAATTCGGTCTCCGTCAGGCGTTCGCGCAGCTCCTCGCGCTTGGCGGGCGTGTCGCAATTGCCGGCGACCTCGACATCGTCGCAGACGATCAGCTCGGCGCGCGCGCCGGTGATGTTGCCGCCGATGCCCGCCGCCATCATGGAGGCATCGCGCAGCACCGCCCCGCGCGCCACGGTGAAGCGGTCCGCAGCCCAGCCGCCCTCCCCGGCTTCGGGCAGCAGCGCGCCGCACAGCGGATGCCGCGCCAGGATGCGCCGCACGGTGGAGACCATGCGCGTCGCCAGCGCGTGGTCGGCGGCCAGCACCAGGATGCGCAGATCCGGGTTGCGGTAGAGCTGCCAGGCGCAGAACAGGCCGACCAGCGTGGACTTGCCCGCGCCGCGGAAGGCCATGAGCAGCAGGCGGCGGTCGCCCGCCGTCAGCGCATCCTCGAGCCAGCGCAGCACGCGGCGATGCAAAGTCGGCGTGCGCAGCCGCGCGCGCTGGTTCCAGAGCCAGGCGAATTCGAGCAGGTCGGCGGGGGCATCGGCAGCAGGCACGGTGATCACGTTTTGTTCTCGTCCGCGACGCCGCGGCGCGCCGCCTCGATCAGCTGCTGGATGGCGTGCTCGCCCGCGCCCTCGGCCGCATCGGGCGCGGCGGCATGGGTGGCGAGCTGGACCAGGTGTTCCAGCGCGTCGCGCGCGGCGGCGTTGCGCGCGATGAAGCGCTTCGGGTCCTCGGTCGCGGTGTCGGAGACGAAGCCGACATAGTCGGCCTCCAGCTTGCCGCGCGCCGCGTCGAACAGGTCCTTCGCGATGGCGGCGGCGGGCGTGGCCGGCTTGCGGGGGCGCTTCATGCCTTCACCACGCGCACGCGCACCGTGCCGGGGCCGACATCCACCGTGCCGGCCGTGCGGTTCCACACGGCGACCGTCACGTTGTCCTGCGCGCTGACCTGCGCCAGGAAGGGCAGCGTGGTGGCGGTGGTGAAGGAGGCCAGCGCGAAATCGCCGGGCCGCGCGCCCGGCACCGTCACATTGGTCTGCGCCGTGCCACCCGCCGCAAGCGAGACCGGATCCCACGGCGCTTCCGCCACCAGCTCCCGCGCGCCATGCCGCAGATCCGGCAGGCCATACAGCAGCGCCGGCGCGTGGCGCGGATCGCAGGCCAGCCGCATCGCGCGCACCTCGTAGTCCGTGCCGATGCGCGCGACGCCGATCACGGCATAGCCCACGGCGGCCGAAAGCTTCACCGCCTGCAGCCGCGTCAGCGTCGAATCCTCCATGTCCGCCGCGCCCTGCCACCAGCGCGCGGTGGGGTTCCACACGACGGACTGGCCGGAGGCGAGCACCGCCTGCCCGGCCGAATCGGTCAGCAGGGTCATGTTCGCGTCGAAGGTCATCACCATCAGCCGCGGCGTGTCGGCATCGAGCGCGAGCGCGAAATCCTTGCATCGCCGCGCATCCACCACGAAGCCCAGCGCGCGCCCGCCGCCGAGCACCGCGCCGCGACTGGTCAGCGCGATGTTGTCGAGCCCGGGGAAGACGAAATCCGCCAGCGCGGCGGGGCTGCCGGAGACGTTGGAGGACAGCACGGCCAGCGTCTCGAAGCCGGTCTCGCTCGCGTTCCAGCGGATCGCCGCGGCGCGCAGGTTCGGCACGGCGGCGATCTCCCGCCGCGCCTCCACATGCGGCGCGGCCTGGTGCAGCACGCGCACCGCGCCGCCCAGCCGCGTGGCGCCCGCGGCATGCTCGATCTCCACCAGATAGCCCTGGCTGGCCCAGGCCACCTCGTACAGGTGGTCCTGCGCGCCCGCGGTGTGGCGCGCGACGAAGTGCGAGCAGCCTTCCATGCGCAGCGCGCGCGCCACGATGGCGCGGCTGTTCACCTGGCAGAGGAAGGGAATGCCGGCGATCGGCCGGCCTTCCGCCTGCAGCTCGAAATTCGGGCCGTCGAACAGGTGCCGGTTGTGCGCGACATAGGCGCCCGGCGCGGCGGAGAGGCGGATGCCGAAGCGGTCCTTGGCGGTGTTGACCGTGCTGCCGATGGCGAAGTGCCCGCCATAGTAGCGGACGGAGGTGTTCCAGGCGCCCGCCGTCAGCGTGTGGATGTCGAGCCCGATGCCGTTGTTCACGATGCGCCCGAGATACAGCGTCGTGTCCTCGAAGCCGCGGCCGTCGCCGAGCGTGCGCACGCCGATGGTGAAGCCGTTGACCTCGCGGATCTCGACCACGCTGGCATCGAGGTTGCGCAGCACCAGGCCGATCTCGTTCTCGTCGGCCCAGGGGCCGACGCTGGCGCGCAGCACGGTCAAGCCGGTCAGGATCTTGTTCGCGTTGCGCGCCGTGCCGCCATCGCCGATGGTCAGTGCCGCCTGGTTGGCGGGGCCGGCATAGACGATGGCGCCGCGCATGATCAGCCCGGCGGCCGCGCCGGGCAGCACCAGCGGCTGCGTCGTGCGGTGGCTTCCCTCGTTGATCAGCAGCGTCTTGCCCGAGGCGGCCGCGGCATTCATCGCGGCCTGCAACGCCGGTCCGTCATCGGTCACGCCGTTGCCCGTGGCGCCGAAGTCGCGCGCGGACAGCCGCTCGCCCAGCTTGTCCTCGGCCGTGCGCGGGATGGCGCCGGGATAGGGCGATGTCAGCAGGCCGGAATCGCGCGGGAAGATCGCCGCGTCGCCGTTGGAATCGAAGCCCAGAAGGCGGTTCGCGCGTGCCGGGCGCAGCGGCAGCGTCAGCTGGCCGCCGATCTCGGACGGGTCCTGCCGCAGGGCGGAGCCGACCTCGTCGCGCTGTTCCTGCAGCACGGCGATCAGCCGGTCCAGCTCGTCGTTCAGCGTGCGGGCGCGGAGCAGGCCGTTGTCCTGGAAGTCCGTGTTGCGCTCCACGCGCACGCGGCGGCGCAGCGTGACGGTCTCTCCCACGGCCGGCGGCGCGACGAGCGTGGCGGTGCCGCCTTCGCTCTGCCCGGCGCCGGTGACACTGTAGCCGCCGTTGAGCACCACGGCGCCCACGCGGATCTCCAGGTCGTCGATCGCGAAGATCGGGAAGGGGAAGTCGAAATCGGTGCGGGCGCCGTCGCCGACATACTGCACGCGCGGCGCGACGTCGCCGATGCGGATGTGCTCGGCCATGGAGCATGAACTCCTGAATCAGGGGGTGAAGGGGGGCAGCGCCCCCCTCAGCGCCCGGTGCTCTGGGTTGGCGGGCGGCAGCGCGGCGGGCGCTAATCCAGCAGACTGCGCAGCGTGTTGCCGAAGGTCGCACCTGCGCGCAGCCACGGCGTCAGCGATCCGTCGTCGTTGAGCAGGCTGCGCCGGCCGGCGGACAGGCGCGCGGCGAAGACCGCATCGGAATCCGCTTGCGCCGCCGCCGCATCCCGCTGGAAGCCGGCGGTGAGCGCGGCGGCCGAGCCTTCGTCGGGCTGCACGCCGCCGGCCGCCAGCCGCGTCCGCGTGGCGGCCACGGTCCCGGCCAGGCGCGCATCGCGGGCGCGCTGCTCGGCGGCCTGCTGCGCCGCGGCCTGCTGGTTGCGCGCCTCGTTCTGCGCGCGGGCCGCATCGGCCTGCTGGCGCGACTGCGCGGTCTGCACCTGCGCCTGCCGCGTGGTCGCGTAGAGCGACGCGCCGGCACCCAGCAGCGTCGCGATGGGGGCGATCTGCGCCATCAGTCGTTCATCCTCGTGTCGGTGGTGACGGACAGCAGCGTGAGCGGCAGCGGCGTGTCGCCCTCCACGCGCCAGAGCGGCGCCAGCGCATCGCGCCGCCAGCCCAGCGCGCGCAGCGTCACGTCGCCGGTGAAGGGCACAGGCGGCGCGTCCAGCACGGCCGTGTCCAGGCGGCGGAAGGGCACCGGCTGCAGGCCGCGGCCGAGATCCACCGAGAGCGCGGGCGTCGCCAGCAGGCGGAAGGTCGCCGAGACCAGGCGCAGCGGCGCCGCGCCGGCCCCGGCCCCGATGGCAAGCTGCGGCGGCAGCGGCTCGATCACATGCGTGAAGCCGATGCCGACGCTGACGCTGGTGGCGGGCGGGTCCAGCAGCACGCGGCCCGCGGCCACCACGGCGCCGCCGCGCGGCGCGCCATCGGCCAGCACCACGACCTCGCGCCCTTCCAGGTGTTCGAGACCCGTCCACGAATCCTGCGCCGCGCCGGCCGTGCCGGACAGCGCGGCATCCAGGCCGACCGTCGCGTCGAACCGTTCCAGCCGATGCGTGCCGTCGCGCTCCACCACGCAGAAGACGCGGCCGTCGATCTCGCCCACCGCACGGAAGGCGCCCTGCGTCTCCTGCCTTGTCCAGGCGATCACCTGCTCGGCGCGGTAGAGCGTCAGCGTGCCGATCGCGCCATCGGCCATCACCAGGTGCAACAGCCGCACCGCCTGGTCATAGGCCATGGAGACCGGCGCCTGCACGATGTGCCGCGCGACCAGCGCCAGGTCGTTCGCCTGGTACGCATCGCCGACATCCGTATAGGCGAATTCGTGCACCGCGCGGCCGGACCGCGCGACGAACACGGTGGAGCCATCCACATCCACCGGCGGCACCATCCGGTCCACCGGGCTGCCGATGCGCGTCTGACGGCTCAGCTGGATCGAGGCCGGCGTCAGCGGATCGCCCGTCACCATCCATTCCGCGCCGGAGGTGAAGACCTGCAGGTGCCGGCCGGAGAAGACGCCGCGGATCGCGTTCACCTGGTCCGACAGCAGCGCGAACTCGATGCCCTCGTCGTCGAGGCCGGTGCCCGGGTCGAAATCGCCGAGATCGCCGGTGCGCGACAGCCACAGCCGGTTGGGCAGGTCGCGCGATCCGCCGAGCACCAGCCGCGCCTGATGGAAGCAGCCGGAGGCGGGCCAGCCGCGGGCGTTGCTGAAGGCGGATTCCGCGTGGTCGTTCGTCAGGTTCGCGTCCGCGAGCTGCTGCTCGACCACCGCCGTCGCCTGCGCCGCGCCGGCCACCGCGACGATGCGCACGAGCCCGCCCGCGATGCGCCAGCGCGCGCCCACATGCTGCGGGCGGAACACCGGGCCGGTGGCGGTCAGCGCGATGGTGCCCGCCGTGCCGCCGGGCTGGATGCCGACCTCGGGCGCGAACAGGTGGAAGGGCTCCCGCGTGAAGGCGAAATCGGCCAGCGTCCAGTCCACATGGCTGGTGCGGGTGATGCGCTTCGGCGCCATCTCCGGGTGGAACAGCAGCAGCGTATCGGCATTCTGCGTGAAGGCGAGCTGCGGCAGCATCGCGCCCGTCCAGGGCGCGGCGATCGAGGCCACTTCCGCATCCTCGCGGAACACCTGCATGCGGCCGGCGGTCAGCACCACCAGGTAGGTCTGCTCGGTGTTGAACTCGAAGGGGATCAGGCGCGCGGCACCGGGCAGCGTCGCGACGTGGCGCAGGCCGGGGCGGCGCGCGACGCCGCCCGTCGGCTGGATCACCACGTTGCGCAGGCGGCGCGCACCGTTCTCGAAGGCGCGCAGGTCGCCGCGGCCATAGAGCTCGGGCGCGAGTTCGCCTGCGGTGAAGCTCGCCTTGATGCGGCGGGTGGCGGCGGGCATCGCGCTCAGCCCCGCACGTCAACGAGCGGGAAGCCCTCGATCGCGCGGGGCGTGTCCTGCTGGCTGTCCACCAGGCGGGCCTGGCGCAGCTCCTGCTCCGCCAGGCGGAACAGCACCTCGGACCGCGAGGCGCTCTCGGTCAGCGGCAGGCAGAATTCGGCCGCGAGGCGCGCGACCAGCGCCGCGGCGAAGAAGGGCGGGAAGGCGCTCTCGTCCGGGCGGAAGATGTAGGTGAGCGTCACCGCATCCGCATCCGCATGCAGGCGGCTTTCGTGGATGCGATAGGGAATGCCGCGCCCACGCCCGGCGCTGCCGGCGGACAGCGCGCGCAGGAAGCCGCCGGGCAGCTGGAACGCGTTCGCGAAATCCGCATGCGGCACGGCCGCCAGGCGCGGCAGCGCGGCCTGGCCGGTCGCGAAGGACCAGGGATGCGCCGAGACCAGCGTGTCGCGGATGCCGGGATAGAGATTCGCCGCGACCTCCGCTTCCGCGGTGCCCTCGGTGAGCGAGGCGATCGGCTGCGCGCCGAGGCGCAGCAACGCGCGCGAGCAGAGCGCGAGGGCGGTGAGTGACATTTTCTCTCGTTTCCGCTGTCTGGAGGGGCGGCGCATGGCCCCCACCCCGACCCTCCCCCGCAGGCGGGGGAGGGAGAACGAGGCGGGGGAAGAAAGAAGCAGCGCTACTCGAAGGCGCGCATCCGGATGACGCCGGTGTCGTCCACCAGCACCGCGCCCTGGCTCATCATGTTCGCGATGAAATGCGCGGCGCGGTCGCCATGCCAGGTGACGTCGGTCTGCACCTCGGCGGCCGCGGCGTGGCCCACCGCGGTGCGGTGGTAGAAGTAGCAGTAGCGCAGCGCGGCCACCTTGGTCAGGCCGGAATGCGGCATCCACATCGCGCCGAGCCAGCGCTTCGCCTGCGTGCCGCGCCAGGGCAGCTCGTCGGGCCCCACGTAGTCGGCCGAGGCGAACTCCTCGATATCGAGCAGCTGGCTCCACTGCTTCCAGCCGACCACGGCATAGCGGTTGCCGTCATCCGGCACGTCGGAGGCGCCGAGCATCTCGAAGGCCATCAGCACCTTCGCCTTGGTGAGCCCATCGGTGTCGGTCGTGCCCGCGGCGGTGCCCTTCGCCTCCCGCGTGCCGGTGTCGAAGGCGGCGATGACCAGCTCGTCCGTCTTGCGGCCGAGCGCATAGGCGCCGGCATTGGCGATCACCTCGCGCTCGTCGAGGTTGGTCTTCAGCTCGTCCAGCCGGTCCACCCAGTCGCCGGCGTAGTAGTCCTGCAGGATGCATTCGACCTGCGCGTGCTCCAGGTTCATCACCGGCACGGCGCCGTGGCGCGTCTTGGCGGCGGCCACGCCCTTGCCGACCTTCGGGAAGAAGGTGGAGGTGCCGTTGACACCGGTCTTGCTGCGCACCGTCTTGCGCAGCTTGGAGCCCTGGCGCTGATAGGCCTCGTGCACCTCGGCCTGGAACTGCTTGGTGAAGACGGCGTCGATCTGCGTGCTCATGGCGCGCGTTCTGCCTTCTCGCTGGGGTTGGGGGATGCGGCGCGGCGCCTGTTGGCCGGGATGGGCAGGCGTCGCCCCGTGCGGCCCGCAGGCCCGGGGGCGGGTGTGTCTGCGGGCGGGATGCAGGCGGGGCGGATGGCGGCGCCGAGGGCGCCGGCGTCATCCGCCCCGCGACCGCCGCGCGCGCAGGGGAAGCGCGCGCGGCGGGAACGGCGCCTCGACCGCCTGGGCGGCGGGAGGCGCCGAGGGCGTCAGCCCTTGTCGTGCACCAGGCGGCGGAAGCCGTCGGTCACGCGCTGCACGAAGGCCGGCTCGCGCGTGCGCCAGTAGCGCGGGTCGCGCATCATCCTGCGCAGCTCGGCCTCGTCCGGCGCCGTCTCGGCGGTCGCGTCGCGCGACAGCGGCGGCTCCTTCGCGCCCATCATGCGATACATCGCCATCACGCCCTCCGCCGTGGTCGTCAGCGCGGCGAAGACGGGCTCCGACAGGTTGGCGCGGCCCCAGGCGGCGATCTGCGGCGCCAGGCGGCGATAGCGGTCCTCGCCGCCGAATTCCGCGTTGAGCTTCTCGCGCTGCTTGCCGGCCTCGAACTCGGCGGCGGCCTCGGCGATCAGCGGCAGCAGCCGCTCCGCCGCCAGGTCATAGACCAGCTGCGCCTGGCGGCAGGTGAAGCCCGCTTCGTGCAGGCGGCGGTTCACCGCCTCGTCCGGGCCGCAGAGCTCGTGCTTCGGCTCGATCGCGTAGCCCTCCGGCGCCTCGGGCACGCCCATGGCGCGGCGCCAGCGCAGACGGTCCTCCTCCGGCGCGTCCTCGGCGGGCGCGGCCATGCGGCGGGACATCGCGCGCTCCAGCTCCAGGTAGGATTTCAGCAGCGCCTCGACCCGCAGCGCGCCAGTGGCGGGATCCCGGAATTTTTCCGGCACATCGCCGATCTGCGGGCTGCCATTCTGACCTTTGGCAGCAACATCCAAAAGATCCTCGGTCATGCCGGGCTTACTCCTGAGGGTTGGTTGTTCCGGTGTTTGCACCCTGCGGCCGCAGGATTTCCGGTGGCGCGCCCAGCGTGCGGGCCAGCCAGCGCGCCGCGGCGCCCGCATCCAGGGTCGCCGCCGCCTCGCCGCCGATCTTCGCCGCCGCCTCCAGGAACAGCAGCGTATCGGCGGCGTCCGCGCGCGCCTGCACGCGCGCCAGCGGCGAGGCGTAGACAAGGCGCACCTCGCGCCCGTCCAGCAGCACCGGCGGCACCTCGCCGCGCCGCCGCAGCACGGCGAGGCAGCGCGCCACCAGCGGCGTCAGCAGCTCCACCTGCAGCCGCCCATAGGTCGCACCCAGCAGCCGCGCCGCGGCGGCGGCGCGTTCCAGCACCTCGGTCGCGGTCATCGGCGCCTTCTCGGACGCGGTGATGCGGTCGGCGAGCAGCGCGCCGCGGATCCGCGTGCGCAGGTCCTGCAGCACGATCTGCGAGACGTCGAAGTTGCCCGGCGCGGCCAGCGGCGTGAGACCGGCCGAGCCCGCGGCCTTCGGGATGATCGCGCCCGGCACCAGGCGGATCGTCGCCGGGTTCAGCACGCCGTCATCCTCGGCCTGCCAGATGCCGGTCGCCGCGATGGAGGCGTTCTTCAGGATCAGCTCGACCACCTTGTTGGCGGTGCGGATATCCGGCAGCGCCTTCGCGACGGGGCTGCGGCCATAGGTCTCCCCGGGCAGCTTCAGCCAGCGGAAGGCGACGAAGGGATTCTCGGCGAAGGCGCCGGCGGCGAGCTGCACCGGCCCGCCCTCGTCGCGGTCGAGCACGACGGCGAAGCGATGGCCGGCGCGCGGATCGGGCCAGGCGGCCTCCACCACGCGCAGCCTCGGCGGCTCCTCCGCCGCATCGCGCCGGCGCTGCGGCAGGTCGGCCTGCGGCCAGCGCACGCGGATCTCGTCCTCGGTCAGGCGCAGGCTGCGGAACACCGTGTCGAGCCGCCCGCCCGCGCCTTCCTCCAGCACCGCCTCGCGCAGCGGCACGGCGCGGAAGCGCAGCGCGGAGGCTTCGCCGGGCGGCGCTTCCTCGATGCTGATCACGCCGGTGCCGGCGACGACGAGATCGAGGAAGGCCTGGTGCAGCTCCAGCGCGAAGTTGGAGCGATCGAGATGCGCCTGCAGCGTCTCCGCAACCGCGGAGAGGCTGCGCGCGATGGCGGGGTCCTCGTTGTCACGCACCGGCGCCAGGTCGAACCAGCGCGACCAGGGCGGCGCGAGCTCGGCCAGCAGCGAAGCCGCGAGCTGCTCGGCCGCATCGGCGGCCGTCGCATCGAACAGCGGCGTGGCGCCCGGCGCGGGCAGCGCGTGGTCGTAGCAATCCTGCCAGGTCGCCTCCAGCGGGCGGCGCCGCGCGGCGGCGCGGGCATGGCGCGCCAGGATCTGCTCCGGTTCCAT